GGTTCATCAGGATCTAATGGTTCATCAGGCGCAGCAGGTACAACAGGTTTAAGTTCAACTTCAGGTACAGCTGGTTCAAGCGGTACTATGGGTTCTTCAGGTATAGCAGGCACTTCAGGTGTAAGCTCACTTTCAGGTACATCAGGTTCTACAGGATCTAATGGATCTAGTGGTATATTAGGTACTCAAGGCACTTCAGCATTAAGTGGAACTTCAGGATCTTCAGGTTCTCAAGGAACTTCTGGAGAAGCAGGTTCAACAGGTGCGAGTGCATTAAGTGGTACATCAGGTTCTACAGGATCTAATGGGTCTAGTGGTTTAGCAGGTTCAGCAGGTGTAAGTGCACTTTCTGGAACAAGTGGTTCTACAGGTTCAAATGGATCTAGTGGATTAGTAGGTTCAGCAGGAGCAAGTGCCTTAAGCAGTACTTCAGGTTCAACAGGTTCATCAGGATCATCAGGATCTGCAGGAGCTTCAGGTAATAGTGATGTTTCAGGAACAAGTGGTTCAACTGGTTCAAGTGGTTCAACAGGTTCAGCAGGTGTTGCAGGTCAATCAGGACTTAGCTCAACCTCAGGTACAGCTGGTTCTACAGGAACTATGGGCTCAAGTGGTATAGCAGGTACTTCAGGTGCAAGTGCACTTTCAGGATCTTCAGGATCAACAGGTTCAAACGGATCAAGTGGTGCCACAGGTACTCAAGGTGCTAGCGCATTATCAGGTACGTCTGGTTCAACGGGATCTAATGGATCTTCAGGTATTGCAGGTTCACAAGGTGCTTCAGCATTAAGTGGAACTTCAGGATCAACTGGATCTAATGGTTCTAGTGGTGATAATGGTTCATCAGGTACTTCAGCATTAAGTGGTACAAGTGGTTCTACAGGTTCATCAGGTTCAAGTGGTTCAGCAGGTGTTGCAGGAGCAAGTGCTTTAAGCAGTACTTCAGGTACAACGGGTTCAAGCGGTTCATCAGGTTCTAATGGAGTTGCAGGAGAAAGTGCTTTAAGTGGAACAAGCGGATCAACTGGTTCATCAGGATCAAATGGTTCTTCAGGTATAGCCGGAACTTCAGGTTCAAGTGTTCTTTCAGGTACTTCAGGATCAACTGGAACAAACGGATCTTCAGGTATAGCGGGTTCACAAGGTGCAAGTGCATTAAGTGGCACTTCAGGTTCTACAGGATCTAATGGATCTTCAGGATTAGCAGGTACTCAAGGAGCAAGTACATTATCAGGTACTTCAGGTTCAAGTGGATCAAATGGTTCAAGTGGTGATGCTGGTACAAATGGTTTAAGTACATTAAGTGGAACAAGCGGTTCTACAGGTTCAAACGGATCTTCAGGTATAGCAGGTACAACAGGTGCAAGCGCATTAAGTGGAACAAGCGGTTCAACTGGTTCATCAGGATCAAGTGGTTCTGCCGGTATCGCAGGTGCAAGCGCATTAAGTGCTACAAGTGGTACTACAGGATCTTCAGGATCTACAGGTACAGCAGGTGTAGCAGGTGCAAGCGCATTAAGCGGAACTAGTGGTTCAACAGGATCTTCAGGATCTTCAGGTTCAGCAGGAGTTGCCGGTCAATCAGGTTTATCATCTACATCAGGAACATCAGGTTCAACAGGAACTATAGGTTCTAGCGGTGTAGCAGGAACTTCAGGTTCAAGTGTTCTTTCAGGATCTTCAGGATCAACAGGTTCAAACGGATCTTCAGGTATAGCTGGTACTCAAGGTGCAAGTGCATTAAGCGGAACTTCAGGTTCAACAGGTTCATCAGGATCCTCAGGTTCTGCAGGTGCTGCAGGAAATAGCGGATTAAGTGCTTTAAGTGGCACTTCAGGATCTACAGGTTCAAATGGTTCAAGTGGATTAGCTGGGTCAGCAGGTACAAGCACATTATCAGGAACAAGCGGTTCAACAGGTTCAAACGGATCTTCAGGATTAGCTGGTTCACAAGGATCAAGTGCTCTTAGTGGCACTTCAGGATCAACAGGTTCAAACGGATCTAGTGGTGCAATAGGAACTTCAGGTGCAAGTGCATTATCAGGAACAAGCGGTTCAACAGGTTCATCAGGAACAGTAGGTTCAGCAGGAATAGCAGGTGCAAGCGCATTAAGTGCTACCTCAGGAACAACAGGTTCATCAGGATCAAGTGGTTCTGCGGGTATAGCAGGTGCAAGCGCATTAAGTGCTACCTCAGGAACAACAGGTTCAAATGGTTCAACAGGTTCATCAGGAGTTGCAGGTCAAAGTGGTTTAAGTTCAACTTCTGGAACTTCAGGTTCAACAGGAACTATAGGTTCTAGCGGTATAGCAGGCACTTCAGGTGCAAGCGCACTTTCAGGATCTTCAGGATCAACAGGTTCAAACGGATCTAGTGGTGCAGCAGGTACTTCAGGTGCAAGCGCATTATCAGGTACTTCAGGTTCAACTGGTTCATCAGGTTCATCAGGTTCTGCAGGTGTAGCAGGTGCGAGCGCATTAAGTGGCACTTCAGGTTCTACAGGTTCATCAGGATCTTCAGGTATAATTGGTTCACAAGGTGCAAGTGCATTAAGTGGAACAAGCGGTTCAACAGGTTCATCAGGATCAAGTGGTTCTGCGGGTATAGCAGGAACTAGTGGTGCTAGTGCATTAAGTGGAACAAGTGGTTCAACAGGATCTAACGGTTCATCAGGTGCAGCAGGTACCCAAGGTATAAGTACCTTGTCAGGATCTTCAGGATCAACTGGAACAAACGGATCTTCAGGATTAACTGGTTCACAAGGTAATTCAGCATTATCAGGAACAAGTGGTTCTACAGGTTCAAATGGTTCATCAGGTATAGCAGGTACTCAAGGAGTAAGTGCTTTAAGTGGCACTTCAGGATCTACAGGTTCAAATGGTTCAAGTGGTTCTGCTGGTATAGCAGGTGCAAGCTCATTATCAGGAACTAGTGGTTCTACTGGTTCATCAGGTTCATCAGGTTCAGCAGGTATAGCAGGTGCTTCAGCATTAAGCTCAACTTCAGGTACTACAGGATCTTCAGGGTCAAATGGTTCAGCAGGTATAGCAGGTGCTTCAGCATTAAGCGGAACATCAGGATCAACAGGTTCATCAGGAACAGTAGGTTCAGCAGGAATAGCAGGTGCAAGCGCATTAAGCGGTACTTCAGGTTCAACTGGTTCATCAGGATCTTTAGGATCTGCAGGTGTAGCAGGAGCTTCAGCTCTTAGCGCAACTTCCGGTTCAACGGGTTCATCAGGATCTAGTGGTTCAGCAGGTGTAGCTGGTCAAAGCGGTTTAAGTTCAACCTCTGGTACAGCAGGTTCTACAGGAACTATGGGTTCTTCAGGTATAGCAGGTACCTCAGGTTCAAGTGTTCTTTCAGGTTCATCAGGTTCAACAGGAACAAACGGATCTAGTGGTGCAGCAGGCACTTCAGGTACAAGCGCGTTATCAGGCACTTCAGGATCAACAGGATCTAATGGTTCATCAGGATTAGCTGGTTCACAAGGTACAAGCACTTTAAGTGGAACTAGTGGTTCAACAGGATCTAATGGTTCAAGCGGTATAGCAGGTACTCAAGGTGCAAGTGCATTAAGCGGAACTTCAGGATCAACTGGTTCATCAGGTTCATCAGGTTCTGCAGGTGTAGCAGGTGCGAGCGCATTAAGTGCGACTTCAGGTACTACAGGTAGTTCAGGTTCATCAGGATCTGCTGGTATAGCAGGTGCAAGTGCATTAAGTGGAACTTCAGGTTCTACAGGATCTTCAGGATCTACTGGTTCAGCAGGAGTAGCAGGTCAAAGCGGATTATCATCAACTTCAGGTACCTCAGGTTCATCAGGTTCATCAGGATCTACAGGAACATCAGGTTCATCAGGTGCTGCCGGAAATAGTGGTTTATCATTTACTTCTGGAACATCAGGTTCATCAGGATCAAATGGATCTAGTGGAGTAGCAGGTTCAGCAGGAGCAAGTGCATTATCAGGTACATCAGGTTCTACAGGTTCATCAGGATCTACAGGTTCAGCAGGTGAAGCAGGAAATAGCGGATTAAGCAAAACTTCAGGTACTTCAGGTTCAACAGGATCTAATGGTTCATCAGGTGCAGCAGGTACAACAGGTGCAAGCGCATTAAGTGGAACATCAGGATCTACAGGATCTAACGGATCTAGTGGAGTAGCAGGTTCACAAGGAGCAAGTGCTCTTAGTGGTACTTCAGGATCAACAGGATCTAATGGTTCAAGTGGTGCTACAGGAGTAGCAGGAACTAGTGGTTTAAGTACAACTTCAGGAACAACAGGTTCTTCAGGAACAACAGGTTCAGCAGGAGTAGCAGGTCAATCAGGTTTATCATCAACTTCAGGAACAGCAGGTTCAACTGGAACCATGGGTTCTTCAGGTATAGCAGGTACTTCAGGTGCAAGCGCATTATCAGGTACTTCAGGATCAAGTGGATCAAACGGATCTTCAGGTGCAGCAGGTACAACAGGTGCAAGTGCATTAAGCGGAACTTCAGGTTCAACAGGTTCAAATGGTTCATCAGGTAACGCAGGTAATGCTGGTGCAAGCGCATTATCAGGTACATCAGGATCAACTGGTTCTTCAGGATCTTCAGGTTCAGCAGGTGTTGCAGGTGCTTCAGCATTAAGCGGAACTAGTGGTTCAACAGGATCTTCAGGATCTTCAGGTTCAGCAGGAGTTGCTGGTAACAGTGGTGCAAGCGCATTATCAGGAACAACAGGATCTTCAGGATCTTCAGGATCAAATGGTGCTGCAGGTGCTAGCGGAAACAGCGCATTATCAGGTACTTCAGGTTCTACAGGATCAAGCGGTTCAAACGGCTCAGCCGGTGCCGCAGGAAATAGTGGTGCAAGTGCATTATCAGGTACTACAGGTTCAAGTGGATCTTCAGGTTCAAATGGTGTAGTAGGTAATAGTGGAAATAGTGCATTATCCGGAACAACTGGTTCATCAGGATCTTCAGGATCAAATGGTGTAGCAGGTGCTTCAGCTCTTAGCACAACATCAGGTTCAACAGGTACTTCAGGATCTTCAGGTTCAGCAGGTGTAGCTGGTCAATCAGGACTTAGCTCAACTTCAGGAACATCAGGTTCTACAGGAACTATGGGTTCTTCAGGTATAGCAGGTACCTCAGGTTCAAGTGTTCTTTCAGGTTCATCAGGTTCAACAGGAACAAACGGATCTTCAGGAGCATCAGGTACTCAAGGAGCAAGTGCATTAAGTGGCACTTCAGGTTCTACAGGATCTAATGGATCTTCAGGTAACGCAGGAAATAGTGGAAATAGTGCATTATCCGGTACATCAGGTTCAACAGGTACTTCAGGATCTTCAGGTTCGGCAGGTGTAGCAGGTGCAAGTGCATTAAGTGCAACTTCCGGTTCAACAGGCACTTCAGGATCTTCAGGATCAAATGGTGTAGCAGGTGCTAGCGGAAACAGCGCATTATCAGGTACAACGGGTTCATCAGGATCTTCAGGATCAAATGGTGTAGCCGGAAACAGTGGAAACAGCGCAGCATCAGGAACTACAGGTTCAAGTGGATCTTCAGGATCAAATGGTATAGCAGGTAATAATGGAGTAAGTGCAGCATCAGGTACTACAGGTTCAAGTGGATCAAACGGTACAGCAGGTGTAGCAGGAAATAGTGCTGTAAGTGCAGTTTCAGGAACAACTGGTTCTTCAGGAACTAATGGTTCTGCAGGTGTAGCAGGAAACAGTGGAAACAGCGCAGCATCAGGAACTACAGGTTCATCAGGATCTTCAGGATCAAATGGTGTAGCCGGAAACAGTGGTGCAAGTGCATTATCTGGAACAAGTGGTTCAACAGGATCAACAGGTTCTAATGGTAATAACGGTGGTAGCGGTGCTAGTGGAGTAAGCGGTGCATCAGGAACAACTGGTTCAAATGGTTCAAGTGGATCTAATGGTCAAGCAGGTGCTAGCGGAAATAGCGCAGCTTCAGGTACTTCAGGTTCAACAGGTTCATCAGGCTCTTCAGGTAACGCTGGAAACGCAGGAAATAGCGGATTAAGCGCTACTTCAGGTACATCAGGTTCAACAGGTTCAAACGGATCTTCAGGCAACGCTGGAAACGCAGGTGCAAGTGCATTAAGCGCAACATCAGGTTCAACAGGTACTTCAGGATCTAGTGGTTCAGCAGGAGTAGCAGGTGCAAGTGCATTAAGTGCAACTTCAGGTTCAACAGGTACTTCAGGATCTTCAGGTAATAATGGTAATGCTGGTAACAGCGGTGCAAGTGCTGCTTCAGGTACATCAGGTTCAACAGGTTCAAATGGTACTTCAGGTAACACAGGTGCTAACGGGGCTAGCGCATTATCAGGAACAAGTGGTTCAACAGGTACTTCCGGTTCATCAGGTTCAGCAGGTGTTGCAGGCCAAAGCGGATTATCATCAACCTCAGGAACATCAGGTTCAACTGGAACTTTAGGTTCTAGTGGTAATAATGGCAACTCAGGAAACTCAGGTACTAACGGAACAACAGGTTCAAACGGAACTTCAGGCAATAATGGTAATGCAGGAAACAGTGGAAACAGCGCAGCATCAGGTACTACAGGTTCAAGTGGATCAAATGGTACTAATGGTGTTGCTGGAAATAGTGGTAACTCAGGAAACTCAGGTACTAACGGAACAACAGGTTCAAACGGAACTTCAGGCAATAATGGTGCTTCAGGTAACTCAGGAAACTCAGGTACTAATGGAACCTCAGGTTCAAACGGTAACTCAGGCAACTCAGGAAACTCAGGTACTAATGGAACTACAGGTTCAAACGGAACAAGTGGTAACAATGGTGTAGCAGGTGCAAGTGCATTAAGTGCAACATCAGGTTCAACAGGTACTTCAGGATCTTCAGGCAACGCTGGAAACGCAGGAAATAGTGGATTAAGCAAAACTTCAGGTACTTCAGGATCTACAGGTTCAAACGGATCTTCAGGTAACAATGGTGCGGCAGGTAATAGTGGATTAAGCGCAGCATCAGGTACTTCAGGAACTACAGGTTCAAGTGGATCAAATGGTGCTGCCGGTAACTCAGGCAACTCAGGTAACTCAGGAGTATCAGGAACAACAGGTTCAAACGGATCTTCAGGTAATAATGGAGGCGCAGGTGCTTCAGGTGTAAGTGCAGCATCAGGTACTTCAGGTTCATCAGGTTCAAACGGATCTAATGGTGCTGCAGGTAACAGTGGAAACAGTGCATTATCCGGTACATCAGGTTCAACAGGTACTTCAGGATCTTCAGGTAATAATGGTGCCGCCGGAAATAGTGGAAACAGCGCAGTATCAGGTACAACAGGTTCATCAGGAACAAATGGTAGTAATGGTGCTGCCGGTAACTCAGGCAACTCAGGTAACTCAGGAGTATCAGGAACAACAGGTTCAAACGGAACTTCAGGCAATAATGGCGCTTCAGGCAATTCAGGCAACTCAGGAACTAATGGAACTACAGGTTCAAACGGAACTTCAGGTAACAATGGCAACTCAGGCAACTCAGGATTATCAGGATTATCAGGAACTACAGGTTCAAACGGATCTTCAGGTAATAATGGAGGCGCAGGTGCTTCAGGTGTAAGTGCAGCATCAGGTACTTCAGGTTCATCAGGTTCAAACGGATCTTCAGGCAACGCTGGAAACGCAGGAAATAGTGGATTAAGCAAAACTTCAGGTACTTCAGGATCTACAGGTTCAAACGGATCTAATGGTGCTGCAGGTAACTCAGGCAACTCAGGATTATCAGGATTATCAGGAACAACAGGTTCAAACGGATCTTCAGGCAACAACGGTAATAACGGTAACTCAGGCAACTCAGGTAACTCAGGCACAACGGGTTCAAACGGATCTTCAGGAAACGCTGGAAACGCAGGTGCAAGTGCATTAAGCGGAACTTCAGGTTCTACAGGTTCATCAGGATCAAATGGTGCTGCCGGTAACTCAGGCAACTCAGGATTATCAGGATTATCAGGAACTACAGGTTCAAACGGATCTTCAGGTAATAATGGAGGCGCAGGTCCTAGTGGATTAAGTGCAGCTTCAGGTACTTCAGGTACTTCAGGATCAGCAGGTAATAGTGGTAATACAGGTGCTAGTGGAAACAGTGCAGCATCAGGTACTTCAGGTACTTCAGGATCAGCAGGTTCAGCAGGTGTTACTATTAGCGGTACTTCAGGTATTAGTGGTGGTGTATTTAATAACCAACCAAACTATATAGTATACACAGTAAGTGGAACAACAGTACAAAGTACAAGTTTCTTATACGCTGATATTACAAATAGTAGATTTGGTATTGGTACAGCTTCTCCATCATATCCATTACATGTAAATGCAAACGTAAGTGGTGTATCTATATACGCGTCTAATGATATCCAAGCATTCTCAGATAGAAGAGTAAAAGGTGATATTAAATTAATAGAAGATGCATTACATAAAATTAACCAAATTAATGGTGTAACATTTATAAGAACAGATGATACTAACGATAATGACAGACACGCAGGTGTAATTGCACAAGAAGTAGAAGCAGTATTACCAGAAATAGTACATACTGATCCAGAAACAGGAATGAAATCAGTAGCATATGGTAACTTAAATGCTCTATTAATTGAAGCAATTAAAGAATTAAATAAAAAGGTTGAAGATTTACAAAATCAATTAAATAATAAATAAATGGCAACACCTTCTTCACCAATAGGATTTAACGATATTTACTTAGAAGCAAATGGAGTAAATACCCCTTCAGCTACTAGGGTTAATAGATTATTTGGTAATAGTTATTTTGATGGACCGAACGGATCTGCTGCTATTTCTTTTAACACTTGGGGAAAAAATAAAGGAAATAATGGTATATTTAGTGTTGCTAATTTAGCTTCAACTCCTGACAAATTTGATAGTTTTAGAAATGTATCATATTTTTATGGTAATAATAGCCAATACTCATCCTTATGGACGTTTGATAATCAATGTCCAGCCCAACCAGATTATGATTTTATCTATCTTTTTGAATTTAGGGATACAACTTTAACATATAGTTATTGTTCAAATGGGGGTGTGGTCTTTGGTAATCAATCTACTGGACAGTTACAAGCAACAAATCCTACAACACCTTTAATATATGGTTTAAATTGGTATCTACAAGTAGATACAAACCCTATGTATACCGGAGATGCTTTTGTTGATTTAACTATAAATGGTAATCTTCTTATGAACTTTGTCAACATGGCAAACGCTGGTCCATCCCAAGAAATATTTGATTATACCACATATGGTAATGAAAATATGAGGGCTAATTCTCCCACAGGATTAACTGGTTCTGTAGTTGATGTTGTATTTCACCTATAAAATAAAAATTTTTAATATAACTAGGAATCCTAAATATTTTTTATTATATTTATTGGAAATAAGTTATTATGAAAAAATTGTTGTATGTTGCTCCTCATCTATCAACCGGTGGACTCCCTCAATATTTAACTAAAAAAATAGAACTACTAAAAGATGAATTTGAAATCTATTTAGTAGAATGGGTTGATTGTACAGGAGGTCGTTTAGTAGTTACTCGCAATAAAATTACTAAATTAGTTAATCCTAATAGATTTTTTACATTAGGTGAAAATAAACAAGAATTAATTGATATTATTAATCAGGTCCAACCTGATATTATTCATTTGGAAGAAATTCCTGAATATTTTATGGATCATAAAATTGCTGAACAAATATATAATAAAGATAGAAATTATATTATTGTAGAAACATCTCATGATTCATCTTACGATACAACTCAAAAGAAATTCTTTCCCGATAAATTCATGTTTGTATCGGATTGGCAAATTAACCAATATAAAAACATTGACATTCCTAGCGTATTAGTTGAATATCCTATTGAATATATAGAACGTCCCAACCGTGAAGAGGCATTGCGTGTATTACAACTAGATACAACTAAAAAACACGTATTACACGTGGGGTTGTATACAGCTCGTAAAAACCAATCCGAATTTTTTGAATATGCTCGTCAATTCCCTGATGTAGAATTTCATAGTTTAGGTAATCAAGCAGATAATTTTAAATGGTATTGGGAACCATTAATGAACGAAAAACCTGCAAATCTAACATGGTGGAATGAACGAACAGACGTTGAAGCTTTTTACCAAGCAATGGATTTATTTTTATTTACATCTCATGGAAACGATAAAGATAAAGAAACAATGCCTTTGGTTATTCGTGAAGCAATTTCAAATAAAATTCCAACATTAATATATAATCTTCCAGTTTATTTAAATTATTTTGATAAATTTGATACAATTGATTATTTAAAATTTAATGATTTACAATACAATCACGATAAAATTGCTAATAAATTAGGTTTAACTGAATCAAATCCAAACGCAGAAATTTTTATAATTTCAACATATCCTATAAGTGATGCAATTACTCAAACAACCTTAAGCTCAATAGAAGCAATTCAGGCAACAGGACGTAAAGTATTAATTACTTCACATATCCCAGTTCCAGAAAGTATTGCTAAAAAAGCAGATTATGTTGTAATAGATAATAATAATATTATTACAAAACACTCATATTACTGTAATTACTGGGCTGATCATAGTGATCATAAAGTCCATGTTAATTTAAGAGGTAATAATAATGATGTTTATCATGGTCCTAGTGTTTATTCCAATTATTATAATGGAGCCGCGTTAGCTAAAAATTTAGGATATAAAAAAGCATTTTTCCTTAATTATGATTATATTTTAAAAAATACAAATTATGTAGATTATATTTCTAGTGTTTTAAATACTAAAAAAGCATTTTTTGGTAAATATAAAGCACATGAAGGTGATACATTATATACTTACTTTGTTGGAATCCATACAGATTTCTTTTTAAATACAATTCCTCAAATTTCCAACGTTGTAGATTATGAAATACTTTATAAACTATGGGGAAGCGAAAGTAATGGTTTAGAAAATATGTGGTATCATGTATTTGAAAAACATAAAAATAATATACATTACGAATCACAAGAAGAATTTGAACATAAAATCATCCAAACATTCCAGCATGATGATTTTTCACAAGTAGAATATTTTACAGTATTACCAACTAACGTTCCTAACACATTTGCTCCATACATTAGAATTTCTAATAGTAAAGAAAGTAGAACTATTAAATTATCTGTTTTTTCAAATGATGAAATTGTATGTAATGAAGAAATTAATGTTGAAAGTAAATTAGATTATCATAAAGTATTACCAATAGTAGATAATTGTAAAATTCAATTTGAAATATTTGATAATAAAAGTTTAAAACGTATAGATAATAAAATTTTAACTTTAGATAATTTAGAGCTTAATGGTCTTTTAGAAATAAAAAATCATACTTCAAAAATCAAATTAATGCATTTAGTTACTGAACCTGAAACTAATGAAAAAGAAATTCGTTCAATAATTAATATTAAAGATTTTTGTGATAAAACTGGTATTAAATACGAACAACGTATTAATACTATATGGAAAGAATTACCACCAAGAGAAAATTGTGCTAGACCAGAAGTTATTCAAGATAAACCAGGATATTACAAATTAGCTCCTGGACATTATGGGTGTTATTTAGCTCATAAAAATGCTATATGCGCTGAAGATAATACCGAATATGATTTTGTATTAATTGTAGAAGGTGATGTTATAGTTGATAGTGATTATCAAGAATTATACGATTCATTACTTAGATTTAATAAAATATCTTATCAAACAGATATGGATGTAATTGGTTTTGGTAATCCGTGGCAAAATAGAAATTTAAATGGCCCCAAAATTGAGGACATTTATACTAATGTAACACCGTTTATACCAGCGCAATCATATTTAATCAACAATATTAAAACTAAAAAAATCAAGCAATTACTAGAAACATTACCTTGGGATGCTATTGATTTATGGATGTGTAATGTTGCTCAATTAAAAATAGGAACAGCGGAAAAAATTTATACAAAGCATTTACCAGGTTATAGTATTATAGAACAAACAATCAAAGATGCTTCAACTGATAATCCTTTAATATTTACAACATAATGAAAATTTGTCAAGTCGATCCAGGTTGTGGTATTCCTATTCCACCACCATCATGGGGTGCTATTGAAAAAATAGTATGGGAATTTACCCAAAACCAAAAGAAATTAGGACATGAAGTAGATATTAAAATGGCTGGTCATATTAATGTTGGAGAATATGATATAATCCATTGTCACGTAGCTAATTTAGCAATTCAATTAGCTGAAAGAGGTATTCCATACATTTATCAATTACATGATCACCATGCTTTTTATTATGGTAAAAATTCTCATGTTTATAAAGAAAATTTAAAAGCAATTGAAGGTTCACTTATATCTTTAATGCCTGCTAGATTTTTAGTTGATTATTTTGAAAATGATAAATGTGTTTATTTTTCTCACGGTGTAAACATAGATGAATTTTATCCTATTGAAAAAGAAGCACCAATACAACCAAAATTGCTAATGGTAGCAAATAATGGTTTAGCAGGAGATGCTGCTTTTGATAGAAAAGGATTTACATTTGGTTTAGGATTAGCAATGTTAAATAATTTATCAATTACAATTGCAGGACCATATAATAATACACATTTTTTTAATAATAATGTATGGATGTTAAATTATCCTAAACTAAGTTTGGTTTTTGACACTCCTAATAGTAAATTATTAGAATTGTACCATGAACATGATGTTTTTATCCATCCAACAATGTTAGAAGCAGGACATCCAAATTTAACAATGGTAGAAGCAGCAGCTGCTGGTTTACCTATTATTTCTGATTGGGAACACAATACTGATTTTCATGGTGCTTGGAGAGCTCCTCGTAATATTTTTGAAATGAACAAAGGATTACAAGATATTATACAAAATTGGGAATCCTATAGAGAAAAAATTAAAATTACATCTCAGGAACTATCATGGTTTAATCGTTCAAAAGAAATAATAGAAATTTATAAAAGATTTATATGAAAGAAGTTTTAATTCAAGAATATAACAATACAACTAAACTAAACGTTCCATTTAAAAAAGAAAATCATTCTTTTAAGTATCATTTTCTTAATGGAGTATTTTTAGAAATTTTAGGCCCTGAATCTAAATCATATTTAGTTAAATTTTTTGATAAACAAAAAGATAAACTTATCCATGAAACCACAATAAATAATAATATGTGGACTAAACCGGGTATTCAATATTTTGTAGATTGGCGCATTGAAGTTTATGATAAAAGTAATAATGAATTAGTATTTGAACATAGTTATGATGCTAAAGATAAACGTGTTTATATTCATTTAGATTCATCAGCATTAGGAGATACATTAGCATGGTTTCCATTTGTGGACGAATTTAGAAAAAAACACAATTGTAAAGTAATATGTTCAACATTTCATAATGAATGGTTTGAAAAAGAATATCCTGAATTAGAGTTTGTTAAACCAGGAACAGAAGTATTTGATTTATACGCCATGTATAGTATTGGATGGCATTATAACGAAGATAAAACAGTAAATTTATCAAAAATTCCAATTGAGTTTAAACAACATCCCCTTGGTGAAACATCTAGTTCAACTTTAGGTTTAAATTATGTTGAAACTAAACCTAAAGTATCAATTCCTAATAAAGGAAAACAAATTGATGGTAAATATGTTGTTATAGCACCTCATGCTTCAGCCCATGCTAAGTATTGGAATCATAAAGGTGGATGGCAAGCGATTATTGATTATTTAAATGGTAAAGGTTACAAAGTAGTAATGATTACTCAGGAAAAATTAGGTGATAATTGGCATGATTCTAAATTAGGAGGTAAATTAAAAGGTGTAATTAACAAAACTGGTAATTATCCAATTGAAGATAGAATGATTGATATAAAATACGCTGATGCTTTTATAGGATTAGGTAGTGGATTATCTTGGTTATCTTGGTCAATTGGAACACCAACTATATTAATCTCAGGATTTAGCGAACCATATAGTGAATTTTTAGATTGCGAACGTATATTTAATTATGATACAAATGTTTGTTCGGGATGTTTTAATCGCCATTGGTTAAATGCGGGTGATTGGGAATGGTGCCCAGAACACAAAAATACTTCAAGACAATTTGAATGTACAAAAACAATTACTTCTTCTCGAGTAATTGAATCTATTAACAAAATCCTTAATATTTATTAACATGGAAAATAAAGTTTTAACATCAGAAGAGTTATCAAAATTACAAGAATTAGATAATAAAAGAGGACAATTAGTTGAACAATTCGGAATTATTGAAATAAACATTCAAGATTTAGAATTACAAAAAGAAAAATTAATTGAAGATTTATCAAAATTAAAAGCAGCTGAATTAGATTTAGGTAGTTTATTACAACAAAAGTATGGTGATGGAAATATCAATTTGTCTACGGGAGAAGTAATCTCTTAATAGCATTTTGAAGTTTTCTTACATATTTATAACAAAACATTAATCAAATCTAAAAATGGCAGAAACATTAATATCTCCGGGTGTATTAGCGTTAGAAAATGACAATTCTTTCGTTTCATCTCAACCAATCACCGTTGGAGCAGCTATCATTGGCCCAACAGTAAAAGGTCCTGTTGAAACCCCAACAGTTGTTCGCTCATATAGCGATTATCAAAACAAATTTGGTACAACTTTTTTAAGTGCTAGTCAAGTTTATACTTACTTTACATCAATCGCAGCTTTTAACTACTTTAACAATGGTGGTCAAACATTATTAGTAACAAGAGTAGTAAGTGGTACTTTTTCACCAGCAACAACAGCAACTGCTTCAGTAACTGGTCCTGTTGGTGGTGGAGTAACTATATTAAACTCTGCTTCATTAGCTCAAGCTTTAGTATTAACTACTTTATCTGAAGGTGGTGTTATGAACAGTTCTAGTTCATTAGATATTAGTGGTTCATTATCTTCAGGTACAACAGATAACATCAGATGGCAAATTACAAACCCAGATTCATCAGCAGGTACATTTAACTTATTAATCCGTCAAGGTGATGATAACGCAAATACTCCTATTGTATTAGAAACTTGGACTAATTTATCAATGGACCCAACAGCTCCAAATTATGTAGCTAGATTAATTGGTGATCAATATAGAGAATATAATGCTGCTGATAACCAAATTGAAGTAAATGGAACTTATCCTAATAATTCAAGATATGTTTATGTAGCTAGTGTTAATACACCAACTCCATTATATTTTGATAATAACGGACAAGCTAAACCAGCATTTACAGGTTCATTACCTGCAGCAGGAAGTGGTTCATTTACAGGCGCAGCAGGTTCATTAGCAATAGCAGCAGGTGCGAAATATTATGATGCAATTAAAACAGGAGTAGCAAATACTCAAGGTTTAACTGGTTCAGATTATACTAACATGATTAACTTGTTAGGCAATGCTGATGATTATAAATACAATGTATTAATCACACCAGGTTTATTTGCAGCGGAAGCTAAAATTGGTGCTTCACAAGTAACAACTGCAATTAATAATACACAAAATAGAGGTGATAACGTTTATGTAGTAGATTTAGTACCTTACAGTTCAAGTATTAATACAGTAACAGGTCAAGCAAATGCTAAAAATACTTCATATGCAGCAGCATATTGGCCTTGGGTTCAAACAATTGATCCAGATTCTGCTCAATTAGTTTGGGTACCAGCTTCTACAGTAGTAGCAGGTGTTTATGCTTACAACGATAACGTATCAGAACCTTGGTTTGCACCAGCAGGTATTAACAGAGGTGGATTAGGTAGTGTAGTTAGAGCTGAGAAAAAATTATCTCAAGCAAACCGCGATACTTTATACCAAAACAAAGTTAATCCAATTGCAACATTCCCAGGAACAGGAGTTGTAGTATACGGACAGAAAACATTACAAACTAAAGCATCAGCATTAGATAGAGTAAACGTTCGTAGATTATTAATTGCTCTTAAATCTTACATTTCTCAAGTAGCTCAAAACTTAGTATTCGAACAAAATACTATCGCTACAAGAAACCAATTCTTAAGCCAAGTTAACCCATACTTAGAATCAGTACAACAAAGACAAGGTTTGTATGCTTTTAAAGTAATTATGGATGATTCAAATAACACAGCTGACGTAATTGACAGAAACCAGATGGTAGGTCAGATTTATATCCAACCAACAAGAACAGCAGAATTCATTTACTTGGATTTCAACATCTTACCAACTGGAGCAGTTTTCCCAGCGTAATTTTTTAAAATATAGATATTTATAACAAAATAATAAATAAGCAAAATGGCAGTATTAGATCCAAACGAAATATTTTTCACAGCATTTGAACCAAAACAGGCGAATCGCTTCATCATGTACATTGATGGCATCCCTGCTTACGAAATCAAAGGTGTAGGTGCAGTGACATTAACTCAAGGTACAGTTCCTTTAAATCACATTAACGTTCAACGTTTTGTAAAAGGTAAAACAACTTGGGGCACTATCCAATTTACATTATTTGATCCTATCACACCTTCAGGTGCGCAGGCAGTAATGGAATGGGTACGTTTACACCACGAATCAGTAACAGGTCGTGATGGTTATAGTGATTTCTATAAGAAAGACTTAACATTCGACGTATTAGGACCAGTAGGTGATATCGTATCAGAATGGATTATTAAAGGTGCGTTAATTACTGAATCAAACTTTGGTGATTACAACTGGGATACTGAAAATACAGCTGTAAACATTACAATGACAGTTCAACCAGATTATTGTGTGTTGAATTTTTAATAAAAT